ATCAAACTAGCCGTGTTGACTATATCGCTGAGAAAACATCTTTCTTAGTGGCATCTATGTTCAGCGCCGGCTCAGTAGCGATTGATTCTGAGGGCATCGTTAAAATCACTTGCGCTGAATAAGGAGACTAAATCATGGCATTTACTCGCGATAATTTTGGTCCAATCGGTAACGTTGCAAAAAGTGGCGTATCTCCAGTAATGTGGGGTTATCGCACCAATGACGCAATCGCTGACGTTAATACAGAAGGCTATTTCAATGCAGTAGCCGACATCGTTAAAGTAGGCGATCTAGTTTATTGTGCAACGAGCGTAGATAGCACCCTTGTAGCTACATTGGCAGTCGTTCGTTCGAACGCTTCCGGCGTAGTAGATATTGACAACGGTACAACTCTCGCAAGCACCGACGGAGACTAAGTAGTACCAATAAGTCCGGGCGGAGAAATCCGCCTGGATTTTTATCATTAAAGGATTTTTATGGCGTCAGGTGATACAAAACTATCGATATGTTCTGATGCTCTTATTTATCTAGGGCAAAAACCACTAACGTCATTTTCAGAAGTTTCTGATTCGTCGCAGATTTGCGACCGTCTTTATGACGACATCCGGGACATGGTTTTGTGTATGTATCCCTGGAGCTTTACCCTAAAGAAAAGCCAGCTTGCCCGTTTGGTAGATACCCCGACATTTGGCTGGAAATACCTTTATCAATTACCTGGTGATCGCATCGCTGGCGTTCGCGCCGTCCATGCGGATGACACCGTTAACTATCCGGCCACCGTTGAATTTGATGTTCAGCAAGACAAATTGCTAACCAATATCGAAGAGGCCTGGATCGATTACCAATACCGCACACCTGAAAGCGAAATGCCCAGCTATTTCGTCAATTTCTTGAAGTATGCCCTGGCCGCTAATTTTGCTCAGATGGTAACTGACCAGCTTACAAAAGCTGAGTATTACCAGCGTTTAGCATTTGGATTGCCGGAAGAGAATATGCGCGGCGGATTCTTCCGCCAGGCAATGACCATTGACGCACAAAGCCGTCCGTCCGTTACATTGGATAACCAGGACGCATTCCCGCTTATCAATGTACGGTTTGGATAATGCCACGTTCAGTTCTCATTCAAACCAATTTTGTAGTCGGTGAATTGGACCCGCTCTTGCGCGGCCGCATTGACTTAAATCAATATTACAACGCACTTCAAAAAGCTACTAATGTAGTAATCCAACCCCAGGGCGGCGCACGTCGTCGTGAAGGTTTGCAATACATTGACACTTTGCCGGCTAACCTGGCAAGCCAGGCACTTAAACTTGTGCCGTTTCAATTTAACGTACTTGATTCCTATATGTTTGCGATCGTCCCTGGGCGCGTTTACATTTATAAGAACAAGGCGCTTATTACCAATATCAACGGATCAGGCAACAACTACCTGGCCGTGGCCAGCTTTACGTCCGGCGTTATTCCAGGACTAAAATTTGCCCAGTCAGCCGATACAATTATTTTTGTCCAAGAAGATTTAGCGCCAGTCAAGTTTGTACGCGGCGGGACTGACGCGAGCTGGACCGTTTCGACAATTGCGTTTGATGAGATCCCGTCGTATGCCTATACGCTAACGGTGACAACTCCAACATCCGGCCATCTAACCCCATCGGCAACAAGCGGCAACGTTACCCTTACGTCGCAAAATTCGTTTTTTGCAACGAGTGACGTTGGGCAATATATCAATGCTGAACCCCAGGGACGGGCAAAGATTGTGCAATTCGTAAGCAATAATAGCGTCAAAGCCATTGTTGAGATTCCGTTTTTTGATACCAGCAATATCGCCCAGGGCAACTGGGAGATTGAGCGCGGATATGAGGCGTCCTGGAGCGTAAGCCGCGGATGGCCAAGATCAGTAACATTCCACGAAGGCCGTCTATTTTTTGCCGGTGCCAAGTCCAGGCCAACCACCGTATGGGGATCTCGCGTATCGGATTTCTTTAATTTCCAATACGGCGAAGGATTGGACGATGAAGCCGTAGAGGCAACCATTGACACGTCGCAACTCAATACGATTACCGATATTTATTCGGGCCGTGACTTGCAAATCTTTAGTATTGGCGGCGAGTTTTACGTCCCCCAGGCAACCCTGGAACCAATTACGCCGACTAACTTTATTATTCGCACGTCAACCAAAATCGGCGCCAAGAATAATTTTCCAGTTATTGGCCTGGATTCCGGCACCTTGTTTTTACAACGCCAGGGCAAATCAGTTAACGAGCTATTGTTTACCGATACCGAGGCAACCTACATTGCCAATAACGTAACATTACTATCCGGACACCTGGTCAAGAACCCAGTCGATATGGCACTTAACCGGGCAACGTCAACTGACGATACGGATCGTTTATATGTCGTTAACGGCGATGACGGTACGATTATGTGTATCTCATTATTGAGATCGCAAAGTGTTATTGCACCATCGGAATTTACAACTGATGGACTATTTAAGGCCGTGGCCGTTGACGTCAATACGGTTTACGTCATTGTGGCCAGGAGTGTCAACGGATCAACCGCCTATTACGTTGAAGCATTTAATCGCGATCTGACAATGGATAGCGCTAAGTTTGCTAATACTAGCGGCGCATCTGCATCCATGTCTCACCTGGTAGCCAAGACAGTTAAAGTAGTTCGCGATGGCATCCTGGAAGCTGACAAGACAGTACCAGGGGGCGGCACAGTTACATTCTCAACGGCCGCAACTGCATCCTGGCAAGTCGGTTTGAATTACAACATTAACCTAAAAACCATGCCAGTCGAGGCGAAGATGGCATCGGGTAATATCCGCGGATTTAAAAAGCGGATTATGGAGATCAATGCGGATGTTTATAACACCCAGTCAATGACTATCAATGACAATCCTATTCAGTTTAGACAATTTGGATCGAACGTATTAGATACGGCAATTCAGCCATTTACCGGAGTTAAGAAGGCTGGACCATTGCTAGGATTCGATAAAGAGGGAACAATAACGGTAACGCAAGGCGAACCGTTAAAGTTCAATTTGTTAAACATGGAATTTAAAGTTTCGATAGGACAATAATATGCAACTCGCCGTCGCCGCAATGCTAGTGGCCGCTTATGGTCAATATGAGCAAGGTCAAACTCAAAAGAAAATTTATGGAGCGCAAGCCCAAGCCGCGCAACAACAGGCTGACTTTCAGGCCCAGCAAGTAGAAATGCAAGGTCGTACCGAGGCTATTCGTGCGCGTAACGAAGGTTTAAAAACGTTGACAAACATTAACAGAACAATCTCAACGGTAAGAGCTAGAGCTGGAGCCGGAGCAATTGATCCTTTTGGTGGATCGGCTGGCTCATTGCAAACATACGCATTGCGCGAAGGCTATACGGAATTTGATATTTCCCAGGAGAATGCAAAGCTGGCTCAATCTTCTGCTGGATTCCAGGCAAATATTTACAGGTATTCAGGCCAACAAAATGCCAACATTATGCGCGCATCCGGCGATGCCGCGGCAAGAGCTGGTATGTACCAGGCAATTGGTACTGCTGGCCAGGCTGGCATGATGTATTACTCGGCTGGTGGCCCTAGTACCAGCAAGTATTCATTAATGCCTGGAACCAATACAAATTCAATTCCTAATTACGGAGTAGGTTAATCATGGCCGAAAGACTTCCACGATACCAACAAACCGGCATAGCGATCGATCCGTATCGCGCGGCCTCAATGCCATCAATTGATTATTCGCCATTAAGTCGCGAAAGCAGAAATCTTTCCCAGGCACAACAAGGCGCACTTGATCGCGTTATTAATTTTGCCGGCAAGATTGGTATGGAACAGGCCGAAGAAGGGGGGCGCGCCGCAGTCGATACGCCCGAAAAAGCCAAGCAAGTATTACAAATTACACAAGAAACTGGTATGCCCCGTACGGTTTATGATAAAGCCGCATACGAACAGGCTAATGAAATTGTTGCGTTGCAATTGCAAAACGATGGTCGCAAACTTATTAGCGAAAAAGTTAGAGCATTTAAAAATGATCCAAATGCTGACCCGCAACAATTTTTGCAAGAAGTTACTGACGTAGGTTACGGCCTTGAATCGCTTACTTCTTTATTAGATCCAAAATTACGTGGTCGAGTAGCTGGCGATTTAAAACGTGTTGGAGACGTTGGTTATTTAGAAATATCTGAAACGCATAACGATCGCGTAGCAAAGCAAATACAAGCAACGGCCATTGCCGGAATAGAACAACGTAAAGAAGATGCCATACGTCTTATGTCGTCAGGCATGGCAAATGCAGAAGCCATTTTATTTACTGAGTTAGATGCCGCAAGAAAGTATGCTATTTTCAACAGAATTGGTCCGGTTGAAACAGAGCGGATTATTTTAAATACTTTAGAACAGGCTCATATTGCGCGCTTTAGAAATGAATTTGAAAAATCTCCAAATAAAGAAGAGTTTTTAAAACGCGTAAAAGCTGATTTACAAGCCGGTCCAATTGGCGATTTATATGATAAAGACGGAGTGCCAATCAAGCAAAATCGCATTACGCGTGGCATTGATGTTAATAAAATGGGCGCCCTGGTAAATGAAATCGAAGCAAATTTACGCTCCAGGGCCGCGGTATTTAGTCAATTACGGACTGAATTAAAACAAGATGTAAGTGAAATATCTAAAATATTTTCTCTTGGACAAGTACCAAGCGAAGGCGTAATAACTGAAATTCAGAGGAACGCCCGTAATTTAGGTTTGCCGCCTAATGATCCAACCATGCGACGGGTAAATTATTTAAGTCAATTAAGACAAGAAACTATTGCTTTTAATCAAATGTCGCCAGTTCAGCTTAATGACTGGATAAATGAAAGACAAAGCAAAATTGGCGCCGGCGCAACTGTTGAACAATCAGAACTTATTAAAGTAGCTAGAGATAGTTTAGCTAATAAACTTAATATGTTGGACAAAGATCCAGTAACTTTAATGGCAAACACTAATTTTGCACCAGTTACAGTATTAGATTTTGGAGCCGCACCAGTCGATTTAATAAAACAAATTTCAAATCGAGTTACACAATCAAAAGAATTTGCGGCCAGCATGAACTCTGAGCCAAAATATTTTTCTCAAAGTGAGGCAAGTGCTTTATCAGCATTTTTTAATAGCTCTACGCCTGACCAACAAATAAAAACCTTAGATACCATGGTTGTTGGTTTTGGTAAAAATATAAATAGTGCAATAAGAGAAATTTCTAAAACGGCTCCTGAATTATCTTATGTTGCTAGTCTTAGTGTTAGCGGCGGAGAAAAAAATAAAGAAGCAGTTAGAAATGCGCTTAATGGCATGAACTTAATTAAAGCCGGCAATAAACCTTTTGAGGGTACTGGCGACGCATCATTTAAAAAGAATTTAATAGCGGATCAACTTGGTAATGCTTATTCAAGCAATCCAATAACACGTAATGCCCTTATAGCAACTGCTGATAATATTTATGCTCATCTAGCAATATCATCAGGTAAAACAACTTTTGATGAATCAATATATAGAAAGGCTTTTCAACAAGCGTCGGGCGCGGTACAAGGAGCAGATGGGAATTTATATGGCGGCATTATTGAATATCGTGGAAATAAAATTCCAATACCAACTAATATAAGACAAGATCGTTTTCGTAGCATTATTGAGAAAGCAACTTATGAAGATTTTATGGCCGCATCCAATGGTACGCCACAAGATTCTCAAGGTAGAAGATATTCTGTTGATCGATTAAAAAAATCTTATCCAATTTTTATAGATAAAGATATTGCCGTATTGTCATTTGATAATCCGGCTGAAAATGCTGGTTCAAGATTAAATGGCTTTTTGCTTGAAGATGGACAAACTACAATGCAAATAGATTTTAGAAAATTGGCCGATATTGTAAACTCAAAAGAAGTTACTAAATACCGGGTTGGTCCATACGGAACAAAATTAAAATGATTTTTCTTGAAGAAAACAATCCATCTGCTTTTACATTTACACCACTAAGGGGTGGCGATGATACTGGTTTTAATGAAAATTTTAAAGCGGCTTATGATGGAAATTTAAAACTAAATAGAACGGATTCCAGGGCTATTAATTTAAGAGAGGAATGGGATTCTGTCATTACAGAAATTAAAGATAAAACAGGAAAATCGTTTATTAACCCAGGAAACTATTTAAATAGTTATTCAGCATCTCCTGACACTCCTATACGGGGTTACAATTTTTCTTCAAAACAAATATTGGATTTTGTTAAAGAACGACCCGATACTTTTCCTGATTTAATAAATTTAGACAATGATGCTATTTTTGAAAAAGCAAAAAAAAGAGCAGTTAAAAGTTTAGATGTTAATGCTGACGTTGCGGCGCGTCAAACAACAACTGGCTTAATTGGAGAATTTCTTGGTAGCGCGCTTGCGTCTGTTACTGATTTACCAAACGTTGCGGCAATATTTTTAACTGGTGGCTCATCAACTATTGTAAAAGAAACTTTTAAACAAGCTCTTGCGGCTGGGACATCGGAAGCAATTATTCAAACCGAAGTAAGTGATTGGTATAAGTCCCTTAATCTACCATACGATTACAAAACATTTTTATCAAATGTAGCATTAGCATCTGCCGGCGCCGGCGTAATGACGGTTGGAGTAATGGGTGCAAAACCAGCATACCAACTTACTAAAAAACAAATTATAAAAGGTATAGAGGCTTTAGAAAAATCCAAAGCTAGAGTAGAGGGCCGTCCTTATGAAGTTAACCCGGACATAAAAGCTATTAAAGAAATTGACGATATTAACGAAACCATTAACCAGGGCAACGTTTTAAAAGATGACGCCGGAGACTTAGAACATAACGCTCGCGTCAATCAGTCTTACCAAGCAATAGAAAACGGTGATTCTACTAAGATCACAAACGCGCCGCCGGAAAGCGCCATTAACCGGCCAAAGGATATATTTTTTCACGACAACTTAAACAAAGAAATTTTTACGTATAAGCCAAACGATTTGCTAGTCGATGCCAAACTATTTCAATTTAAAGCTGGCGGCGACGTGATGGGCGTTACTGATAGATTGCAAGATATTGGCACATGGGACCCAATAAGGGCCAATACCATAATTGTTTATGAATTTGCAGATGGGCGTACATTTATTGCCGATGGCCATCAACGCCTTGGATTAGCAAAACGTTTACAAGCGGCAGACCCCTCTTTAAACATTGAAATGAAAGCATTCAAACTTAGAGAATCTGACGGTATTAGTGTGCCGGAAGCAAGGGCTACGGCCGCCGCAAAAAATATTAGCGAAGGAACCGGGTCAATAATTGACCTTGCAAAAGTATTTAAAGATGCGCCATATTTGCTTAAAACAGATTTGCCAAGAGGTCAAAACGTAAGGCAAGCAAATGACTTGATGAAACTTGAACCAAAAGCATTTGACGCCGTAATTAACGACGTAGTGCCGGCGCATTTTGGCGCAATTGTTGGCCGGTATCTTACCGATGAAACCCAGCAATTAGCCGTTTTAAAACTTTTAAATCGTTTAGAGCCGGCCAATGCACTCCAGGCGGAGCAGATAGTACGCCAGGCTAGAGAAGCTGGATTTGTTAAAACTCAACAAACCGGCTTATTTGGCGACGAAGATATTGCCGAAAGCCTATTCCTAGAGCGGGCCAAAATTCTTGACGGCGCAATGAAAATATTACGCAAGGATAAAGAGCTATTTGAAACCCTGGTTAGAAATGCAAATGATATTGAAGAAGCCGGCAATACCCTGGCTAAGTTAAGCAACCAAGAGAAAGAGGCTAATTATGGCAAAGCGATCGCTATCATCGAAAATAACGCAAACGTCCGGGGACCAATCTCAGACGCTCTCACCCGAATCGCCAAGGCGTGGAAAGACGCTGGCGGAACCCAGGCTCAAACTTACTACCGCGAGTTTGCCGAAAGTGTCGGAAGATCGATTAAGGATGGCAGTTACGAAAGGGTACCAAATGGCGGAGATCGCGGCGATCTCACAACTCCGGCGCAAAGCAATCGATTCACAGAACCGAATGCAGACGAGCTAAAAACATTTGACGAAGGTCCTGGATCT